AAGCAGCTGTGCAGATGCCGATGAAAACGGTAGCCTCATTAATTCTGCTCGTCGCAGCCGGCGTGTTCGCATACACGGAGCTTACGGCGAGGTTAGTATCGCTGGAGACATCACGTGAGTTGTTTGAAAATGATTTGCTTAAAAAAAGTGAACAGGTCCCCGTGGACCAGGAACAACATTTTTTGCTCGAAGATCTATATAAATCTGTAGAGCAGATTGAAACGCGGATCGAGGACATGATGCACAACAAAGTAAACATACAATTTATACAAAAACAAACAGAAAAACTTCTAGAAGACGTAGAAGAATTGAAAGATAAGGTAAGAGCAAATGGCAACGGGACGTATTAGTAGAAAAGTTTTAGATCATATAGCACGAATAAACAAAGAGAATGAAGAATTGCGTATGACAAAAGATTTGAAAAAAGAAGTAGAAACCGGTAAACACGGTACACAAAAATATGTAATTAAAGAGGGTGAAAACAAAGGTAAAACAGTATGACAGAGTTAGTGGTAGCCCTACTTATGATTGTACAAGGAGAGATCAAGGAAGCGCGTATACAACCATCTATGTCTGAATGTTTAAAAGGCAAGCGTGTTGCAAAACGTGGTTTAAAAATTGATGGACATGTTAAGTACCAGTGCATAAAATCTATGGCAGAATTAGAGTCAAATATTGATGGATCTTTATCTATAAAGAAGTTAATATTAGAGTAATGAAAATTACAGCAGAAATTGTAAATGGCAAGTGTCCTACTTGCGATGAATACACAATGTTAGTTGGACTTACAAAACAATTATATAGATGTATGAATTGTGGATCTGATTTAGAACAACATATAAATGGTAAGATAAGTTATTTACCACACATAACTAGACCAGAACACATGGATGTTTTTGTAAAGGAGTGGTCTGAGTAATGGCAAAGAAAGCTAAATTTGGCATATCTACAGCCCCTCGTTCAAAACCTCGTAAACGTCCAGGAAGACACAAGAAATCAAGAAATAAACATGAGAAGCGTCAACAAAAAAAACGGTGAATATTTTTGAAATAAATAATACAGATATAATTAAAAGTAAGTATCACTACCAAATAGACAACTTTTACAAATATCCTGAAGAAGTAGAAAACTTTATTAAAAAATTTAAACCATTCATACACAAATGGGATACACCTAACTCTCTAAACACAATTGATTTTTTAGATTGCAGGCATGATATTTCACACATTGAAAATTTTATTAACACTGAAAAAATTTTATATAAATTATTAAACAGAGATCATTCAAAGGCTAATAAATTAATTACTACTAATTACATTAAATTTTACAATCTAAAAGACGAATATACAAAAAATTTTTGGTGGCCACATATTGACGATCATTGTTTTTATAATGGCATAATTTATTTAAATAAATCAACTTGTGATGGAACTAATTTGTATGAAAAATTATTAGATAATGAAGGTTCAGAACACACGAATCCTTGGCAGAATAAAAATAAATACAATATATTGTGTAATATAAAATCTGCATACAATAGGTTGGTGGTATTTAAAGCCGACATTTATCATGGCATGGCTTATGATAATGATAAATTTAGAAATAATTTTAGAAAAAATCAAATTATATTTATTAAATAATTGACAAATATTTGTAAATGACTATCCTATAATTATGAAAGAAAAAACTATAACAATAAAAACAAACGAAATATCTCAACGACAATACTCAACACTGTTGTTGGAATTAAATATAATGAAACAACAATGGAGATCTTACGGTGTAAATTTACAACTGTCAGCTCCTAGTTTAAAAAAAATAATAGCGTTAGGTACATCAAATGGAACTGATAATTTTAAACGAAGGTCTGTATCAACTAATTCCAGTAACAAAACAAATGTTGGATGGAATAGTATTAACAGACAAGATTGATTGCTTTGAGTTGTGTGACATACTTCGGTTAAAACTAACCGGTTATGTTGACACATTAAACTTACATATCATGCAAGATGGTAGCACCATGATTGGATGTATGTGTAGATAATACACCTACCCTAAAGAGGGAAAAATAAGGGTAGGTAATGGTGAGAAGATATTTGGCATTACCATTATTTTGCCACAATGTCAAATACTAGGTTTTTCTGGTGTACAGTAAAATTTAACAAACATATTGTATTGATTCACATCAGTTCTACCTATTTCTTTCATTTTTTTCAAAGATTCTTCATAACCAAACATAAGGCAATCGTATTGTGTATTAAATCGTTCAGGCCATTCGTATGGCTCCAGACAAGTACCTGCAACTTGTGAACAAATTAATAAAGTTAACAATATTTTCATTGACAATCCTATAATATCACCTATATATGAGTTATTAATATGAAAGGAAACGCGCATGACAGACATGAGTAAATATAAAAATGTTTCTCTAACAAAAGAAACATACGCTACATTGGATAAGTTATCAAAGGTATTATTGCCCGATGCAAAATTATCTATAGCAAAAACAATTGAATCAATAGCAAACGAGAAAGCAAAGAAATTAAATGGAAAAATTAAAAAAAGCTAAAGTTACAGTAACCATTTGTTCAACTTGTAAAGGCAATGGCTATTTAAAAGTGGCAACAGAGGGCAAGGACCAAGTGCATCAATGTTGGGATTGCGACTCGGAAGGGGAATTTTATGAAGTCAATGATATGGGTTGGGTTGATGATGGTACTTCTGACAGCGTGCACTAGTAAGTTTGATGGATTCGATCCTACAACTGCAACGTTTAGATGGGTAATAAAAAATTTTGATGTAAAAAGGACCTCCGTCCATACAAAGCCTAGCGCTAGTCCCTGTACGGCAACCGAAGAAGCGGTAAGTAACCGTGGAGGTGTGGAGCCTTTGCCACCATGCGAGTACGTGCACGGAAAGCGTGGTGGTTGATATGATTCCTGATACAGACAAGGCTTACATAGCCGGACTCTTTGATGGTGAGGGTAGTATTTATTTTGCTAAACGACCGGAGAAGAAAAAGAAACACAATGGTAAAGGTTATCGAACTTCTATTTCACAACGTATTAGTATGGAGATAACGATGACAGATCAATCTGTAATTCGTTGGGTCCATGAGATATTAGGTTGTGGTACAGTTGTTAAAAAACCAAGAAAAGGTTTACGTAAAGATGGTACAAAATACTTGATGCAATACAAATGGCGATGTACATTCAGAGATGCATACTATGTGTGTTGTTTGATCTGGCCTTGGTCACACACTAAACTAGAGAAGGTACAGAAGATCATAGAACATTATACACAAAGAGCGTTAAAAGATAATGTGATAAGTTTAGAAGAATATAGAGAGGTAAAAAAAAATGTTAGATAAGTTTGTATATCAAGGATTACATTTTATTATGAAATGGGCAGGCACATTAAATGCATGGGCATGGCGTAAACATGTTAAGATTATTAGATCTAAACAAGAACAAGAAAACGAAGAATATTTAAAGGAGTTAAAAAATAAATTATGATAAAAAGTAAAAAAATACCAGTGCATGTATTTAATTGGGGACCATGCGTAGTTAAATTAAAAGTAGAAGAAGATTTTAGAAAATTATTGTTAGATGAAAGTAAAAGTAATACTGAAGATTATAGAGATAAGTTAGCAGGAATCTTGGACCACGAAACAGGATATAATGAGAAATCTAGACATAAAATATTACCTGAGCTATCTCAATATCTAGGCGTGTATGATGAAATGTATCAAAAATATACTGGTAAACCTTATGATAAAAAACCAGCGTACGTTTTATCTGCGTTATGGATTAACCATCAAAGACCAAATGAATTTAACCCACCACACGATCACGATGGTAAGATTTCTTTTGTTGTCTATTGTAGTATTCCTGAAGAATTAAAAAAAGAACAACTAGCTTACACGGGTAGATCTTGTGGACCAGGAGGTATACAATTTTTATATGGAGATGGACAAAGAGATTGCATAACTTACATGTCTCACTTTCCAGAAGAAGGAGATATGTACCTTTTTCCTGCGTGGCTTAAACACTGGGTTGCACCATACAAGTCTGATTGTACAAGAATTAGTGTTAGTGGTAACTTTCACGATACTGCACCTTTAAATAACATAGAAAAATTTGCACCTAAATATTTAGAAACTAAATGACCGAGATAGAAAATTTTTTATCTAAAGAAGAGTGTAAACATTTAATTGAAATTTATAAAAATAATTCAAATAAAGCTGAGCATCATGAAGGTAGAACATACAAACTAGTATTACATGCTGGAGAAGAGTTGACAAACAATAGTTTTTTAAACATGATTATAAAAAAATATCAACAAATAAGACCTGTAGATCATCTAGCTAATTTAGAAATAGTTTATTGGCCTCAAGGTGTTTTTATGGATTGGCATAATGACCTTATATATTATAATCATTCAACCATAACAAATTTAAATGACGACTATGAAGGTGGTAGAACTTTAGTTGAAGACTACGAGGTAAAACCATCTATAGGTAAATTAGTTTTATTTGGATCTGAAAAAATGCATAAAGTTACCCGTCTTGAAAAAAATGTTAGATATGTTATAGGTGCCTGGTATAAAAATATAGATAGAAAATGAAAGATATGATGGATCTAATAAAAATTCGAAAAGTAGAAAAGCATTCTGAGATGAAACCAACGTTGCTTAATCTAATTGATGCAGAAAAAGGTTTTAAATGGTCTAATGGAGATCATGATACAGATGTTAAATATAATGTTTCTAAAACAGATTGGGAACAAAGACCATCTAACTATGTTGATTTTTATTTAACCCACATGAAAGAATACTTTGAAGAATATGATTTTGTAAATTGTTCGCAAGGTAGAGTGCACAATGTTTGGTTTCATCAATACCATAAAAACGATTTTCATGGTTGGCATGTTCATGGTGGGTGTCAATTTGCTAGTGTCTATTATTTAGAGCTGCCAAATAAAAAGTTTGCTACTCAATTTTATGATTATAATAAACATGAAGTAATTAATGTTGATGTAGAAGAGGGAGATCTAGTTATATTTCCGTCTTTTATACCTCATCAATCTCCTAAGGTATTGGACGATGGTAGGAAAACTGTAATATCTGCTAACTATAGTTTTGAAGAATTAAAAAAATTTTATTATGAATTTGATTTATGATGAGCGATAAAGACATTGCAGAATACCATAACATAGGTCGAAAGATTAAGAAGAGTGATCGATACACCTATGTCGATGCCACAAGGACCGAGGAACATGGAACACGGCTCTATGATGTAAATGGTACTAGACTTCCGTCTGTGACTACGATATTAGGGCGTACCAAAAATCAACAATTCATAAAAGAATGGACGGCCAAAGTTGGAGAACAGGAAGCAGAGCGAATCAAAAACTTATCTAGTAATAGGGGGACAGCTATGCACAAATTCCTGGAGCACTATATACTCGGAACTGGCTACGACGATCTTACAGCACTCGGACAGGAGGCGAAAGCCATGGCCGAAAAAGTTATTGATGTGGGTCTCACACCGGTTGATGAATGGTATGGTTCGGAAGTTACGTTATATTATCCGGGTCTGTACGCGGGCTCAACAGACCTTGTCTGTCTACACAATGGTCGTGAAACTATTGTTGACTTCAAACAGTCTAACCGTCCGAAAAAGAAAGAATGGATCGAAGATTATTATCTGCAAATCGCAGCGTACGCCATGGCCCATGACTACGTACACGACTCTAAGATTGAACAAGGAGTTATCATGGTATGCACGCCTGACCTATATTATCAAGAATTCAAAATCGAAGGACCTGAATTAAGGCAATATAAACATAAGTTTTTGAAGAGATTGGACATGTATCATGACCTAATTTTTGATGAAAAAGAGAAAGCAAAAGTAAATATGAACCCGGAGGATTTTTTTAATGGAGCGTGAGATATCAGGATACTATTATGACGGTGAAAAGTCATGGATATTATACAAAGATGAAGAGGGTAATGAAACACAGGAGGAATGGACAGATGAACAATCAGATTAGAATGGTTCTAAAGAAGAAATACGAGGCAGATATTGAAGATGCTAAGTATAAAATTAAGTGTTATAGCGAGCATGAGTTAGTAATACCAGAGCACCCTGATATTACAGGTGAAGTAGATAAGCTGCTAATGAAGATAGCTGAGGCTGAGGACAAATTGGCAGTAATGAGTCTACATTATGGCGAAAATGTGACGAAGACTGTACTATAAGTGATCTAAAAAGTTTTAAAAAAAAATATTTTTTTTGTTTAAAAAAAGTGTACTTTTTGTACTTTTGGTTCAGAAGTGTTGATTTTATTAACTTTAGGGTGGACAGATCATGGTACAAATCATGTTTTAGAGTACAGATTATTTTGTACTACCAGATGCCCTACGCGCGCGAGTTTGAAATATTTTGAAAACTTTTAAACTTTTTAGATCTCTATTAGTATGATACAAGGTAACATGCCTAGGAAAAGACGAAAACGAATTGCAGCTGAAGGTGCTCCCGATATACCTTATCCGAAAGTCAGGGTGGAGTGGATTGATTGTGTCAGTGACTCTGGCTGGGCTACAGAAAAAGAATTTGATAAAATGAAATTAGCAGAGCCAATTCATGAAGGTTGGTTGTATGAGAAGAATAAAAAATATATTAAAATATTTGCTTCTTATGATAAAGATGAAGATGGTTTTACTTTTGGGGATCGTACAATGATTCCTCGAGGTTGGATAAAAAAGATACAAAAAATATAAATGAAAGTATATAAAAACTTCCTCGATATTGAGGATTTTAACAAAATTAAAAAAGCTTTTTTAAACTCTGATTTTCCTTGGTTCTACAATTCACAAATTACAACTCATTCTAAACTCCTTGGTGATTTTCAATTTACCCATATTCTTTATGTAGATAACTTAGCACAATCTAATTATTTTAATTTGTTAAAACCTGTAATTGATAAAATTAATTGTTTAAGTATTGTAAGAATCAAAGCTAATCTATTAACTAAAACAGATTCTAATGTTGATTATGGGTTTCATACTGATTATCATGATGACAGAATAACCACTGGTATATTATACATAAATACTAATAATGGTTATACTAAATTTAAAGATGGTAATTTAGAAAAAAGCGAGGAGAACAAGTATGTTGAGTTTAATTCAAGTGTGCCCCATTCTGGATCTTCTTGTACCGATGAAAA